AAGTCAGCTCCGGCTTTAACGCCTGTTAAATAAATTGAATTTGCTCTTGCACTCATTTTATTAAATCCTTTTTAAGTGTTTAAATTACTCTGTTTTTTCTGAAAGCGTGTATAGCTTTTCATTTTCGCGAACGGCCTGTGACATTGCTTCGCCAAAGTCCATACCGTCTTTTGCAAGCTCTTCTGCAATCTCGCAAAGTTTTGTACCAGCTTCTTCGGCTGTTTTAGGCTCATCTTCTTTGCCTTGATCAGCCGCGCCAGTTCCAGCCTCTTTTGTGTTCATTTCCTCTGCAAGCAAAACAAATTTGTCCATGTCGCCAATAAGATATGCTTCGCGCTGTGCTTCAACGGCCTTATTTTCGCCTAGCATTTTATCGAATTTGCGCTCTTTATCAGCTTTGGCAATGCTTTCGTTTAGTTTTTTGTTCTCGGCTTCAAGCTTGGCAGCTTTTGCTTTTACGTCCGAAAGCTGTTGCGAAGCAATGTCATTATTATTCGAGCTTAGGCCCAAACCACTTGCTAGCGTTGCTTTATCAGCGTTACTTAGCTTTGCAACAGCTTCTGTAATTTCTGTTAAATTCATTTCTTTATCGTCCTTTTTTAGTGTTTCAATTTCTTCGCCAAGGGCAATACCTCGGATTTTTAAAATCTGATCTTCGCTCAATTCTACACCATCAAACTCATTTAGTATAGCCTCCATGCCGCGAATGAACGGCCTGTTAGTTAAACCCGCGCCATGAAGCATCTGCCCGACCATTTCGCCTGTCTCATCGTCTACGTGTTTCATTGAGAAATCGGCGGATAGATATTTATATTGTTTGTCTAAAATCTTTTGCCGCGCATCGCCCGTCCACTCGACCTCAATCCATAACTCAGAGTCGTTATTTTCAAGCGTAACGCTTTTAATCCATCCAGCTGCCTCCATATGAGACATATGAGAATAATCAACCGCTAGTTCAGTTCTGCGCTTTTTTGAATCAAAGTTCTCTTTAAATTTACGCAAATCTTTTTTGTCTAAAACGATTGATCCATAATAGCCGTGCTCTGCTTTAATCGTCCGCATAAGCTGCACTTTTTCCGGCGCATCTGTTCCAATTTCTGCGAAAATATATTCAATTCTCTCTTTATTCTTTGGCATAATAACTCCTAAAACGTCTTTGATTTTATGATTTTTTCTTTGTCTTCGCCCTTGGCCTCAATTTTGAGTCCTTCTGACGATACAGGCAAATTATTTGTTGCGCCTTTTGTTTGCGCAATTATTGTTGATTTGCAATTGTGGTGCAATGGCGGCAAGAATGGGGAATTAACATATTCCTCTTTTGTAAAAACCCGTCCTGTTAAATGCTGACAAATTGGGCTTTTAGGATCGGGATTTGTAAAAATAAAAGATTCTATATCATTCAAAACCCCATCTTCTTGAAATACATCATTTCTCACGCCGTTTACCGAGCTGCTTATTGCGTTTACGGCTGCAACATCGTACACGCCTTTAGCTATTTGCGCCTCATGCATCCGTTTAAGCTCAGCTATGAGGTCATCCGCGCTCTCTTCGCTATCAATTCGCTGATTGAAAAAGAAGTATGACATTTTCTCAATATCAGCAAACTGTGTTGAGGCTAATAAAGCAATCTCGGCAAGAATTCTATCTCTGGTTGCCTTGGGTAAATCATCGATGCCAGCGAGCTTTTTAGTAATATTAAGCTCTTTTAAAACGTCTTTTTGTGCTTGATCTGAAACATCTATAAGAAAATCAGCCAGCATTTTTTCATATTCTTCTACGTTTGGAACTTTAACTTTGAATATTTTTGCGCGGTTTTCGTTTGATTTTAGGGATTTTAAAAGCAAGCCCCTAAAATCCTTTGAGTGTTTGGCAAGCCCCGTTCGCATGATTTTTGCAAGCGGGCCTGATCTGCGTTTAATAAGATCCGTTGCGCCTGTATCATTCGCCGCCAATTCAATAGCCCATTCAACGCCAATATCACCGCCTAGCGCTAGATATTCAATAGTTTTTTGTGTAGGAAAGCCGTTATCTTCTTTTAATTCAGGCCTAAAATGCTCTGCGCTTTCTTTAAGCTTGGCAATTTTTTTAATCTCCGGCAGTTCTAATTCTTCACCATTAGCAACTTTTTGCGCTAATTTTATAAAAGAATCTGAAAACTCATAATCGGTTTTTGCATAAATATTTAATGCTTTTTGCGCGTTTTCTCGCGCTTTAATTGGTGGTGCGCTTAGGATTCTTTTTTTTACAGGAGGGGGCCGCGCCTGTTTATCGTTTAGTTTCTGCGCGGCCTTTTTGTCCGAACTGTCATCGCCCTGACTTGGGGTGGGGTTCTCAGGATCAGAATCATTCGGGGCTAGCTCTTCTTCTGTATCATCTTCCTGCTCACGCTCGATATCTGGAAATTTAAACCGCTTATGGAGGTAGGACTCGAGGCGCTCACTCGCTTCGATAGCGCCTGATCCGATAAGCATCGTAACGACTTCTGCAAGCTCTTTTCCTGCTTTGTCATTAACGCCCGTGACCACAACCTTGGGAAAGAAATCGCGCTCGCCGTATTTTGCTCGTATTATCTTTTTCAAAACCCTTAATGATAATGACTCCGCAATCTCGTCAGCGATTGTTTGCAAGGATGATAAAAACATATCACTTAAATCAGAGCCGAGGCTAAATGATCCAGAGTTTCCAGAAACGCCTAATTCCATAAAGTTTGCAAGAAACGCCTTTGTCATCTCAATGTTTTCTCCATCAATAACGCGCTGCACTTTTTCAGGATCATGGGACAGCTTCAATTCGCCAACTTTAAAGCCTTTTTCAAGGGCAATATAGTTTTGTTGATTTGCTGCGAATCTAGCCAGCATTTTTTGGAACGCTCTCCATTGTGAGGAGAAATCAGCCGTATTGCGCATTGCATCATCAATCTCGCCAACTGGCACGCCTGATGCGCAGCGCTCAATGCCTATGCCCTGCAATTTTCTATACAATGTCTTTCTAAAATGATTGCCATATATCGGACGCAAAGATGATATACCCTGAAAGTTTGACCCCTCAAGATCGTTTGTCAGAACTAATAAGTTTTTAGCTGGAATGTTTACATCGACCTGATCGTCCCCCTCTGTGATCTGCCTAATGTGACTTAGGGAGCCGTTTCTTAGCAAGTGCCATTCATAAATTGTTTTCGGTGATCGCCATGATAAATCTGCAAGGCCGTGATACGTCCCAAATCGTGGGTGGTCTACAACCAGCTTATGAACAACCTCAAAAACGCTATGCCCGAAATCGAGCATTGTAAGGCTTTCTCGTACAAACTGTCTGAATGTCTTTGCCTTTGATCCGTCTGAATATCCGATATCACAGAATAAAACATGCTCGGCAAACGCTGCAATTTCTTTTTCTTCATCGCTATCATCAACGGATTCAACGCTCCATGATGCGGAAAGTATCGGGCCTTTGACAATTCCCAAAAGCATTTTTATTTGCGCGTCACTCCGGCGCATTTCATCGTATAAGTCTATACCGTCAAGGTCTGTAAGTTTGGCAAGATATTCCTCATCATAATATCCGGCATGGTTTTTAACGCCAGTTGATCCGATCTCTTTTGGGTGTAGATCTTCAATAATATTTGAAGGCTTTTTTTCGAGGAATTTAAAGAGCTTCATTACCATTCTTTTTTCTCTAAATATCTTTCGTCAATTTCTGCGTTTGAAATATCGTTCATAGTCTCTCTTGAAAACCCAAGCCCTGCGCCCTCACCAACGCGCAACAAATACTGACTTACTGTATCAGTAAAATCATCATGTGTCACGGATCCAGAACCCTTAAAAGATACTATCTCATTTATGCACTCTTGCAAATAAGGGCAGCCTTGCCAGAAATACACATTGCCCGTTTCAAAATATGTTGATGCGAGGCTAAGCCGTTCAACTTTGTCGTTCGTGCCTGGATTAAATGGGATGATGGGCAGCTGCGTTGAATCTTGTAAGTCTTGAATAACCGCGATACCGCTTGATTTATCCTCTATTATAATCTCATGCCCCGACCTTTCCTCATGTTTTTGTATAATGATTTTTTTCAAATCAGGGTAGCGAATCCGGTCTTTGAAGATGTCCAGCAAATAATGACCGTTTTCAGTTTCAGCCCAATACGTGCCCACCGTAGGATCGTTTGATGATTTTTCCTTTGAGGCTGTATCCCACGACCAGCGAGTGCGAATAATCTCATGCGGCAATGGTATGCGGTCAACAATGCGAATCCAGTCGCGGCTAACAATTCCATCATTGGCTGATACATTCCAATTACCGCCAAGGAGTCGCTCACGTTCAATCAATGGCAAGGCCTGAAGCTTGGAGATATAATCAGGGTCAGCTCGCATAAGGGCCGGATTATCATAGATGCTTGCCGGAATGAATGTAAATGATAGCGGGCGGCAATCCGGCCCGAACTTATTGACTAGCGTTTGTTTGTTATCTGCCCAATAGAGCGTTTCATCTTCGCGCACAAAATAACGGATCTCGCCGCTGCGCTCTAATATCGGCAAGCCTGTACCGTTATCAATATAATAATCAACCATTTGCCGAATCATGTGATCTGGATCGGGATTGCATGTTCCGCGAAAGTAAGGGCGAACGCCGCAAAGCGATCTGTTCCGTGATAACATGTAAAATATTTGTTTTTCGGTAAAGTGTGTAATTTCATCCATGCAGATCAGTGGAATTTGTGCGCCTTGCCAGTCATAGCAATTATGCTCGTATTGCATCTGTGAAAACGTGATTTTTGATTTGCCGTTGCCAAACCGCCAATCAAGGCGCGGAGATTGCCTCGCTTTACCGC